ATGCCGTTTGAAACCCCTTCGCTGCCGGTGCTGATCAAGCGCACCCAAAGCGACCTGGCCGGCGATTCGCTGCGCCAGTCCGATGCGCAAGTGCTGGCCCGCACCCTCGGCGGCGCTGCTTATGGCCTCTACGGTTATCTCGACTGGATTGCCGAGCAGATTCTGCCGGACAAGGCCGATGAATCGACCCTTGAGCGCATCGCTGCCCTGCGTCTGAACCAGCCACGCAAACCGGCGCAAGTCGCCACCGGCAGCGTCAGTTTTACCGCGACTGCCGGTGCGGTGCTGGATATCGACACGCTGCTGCAAGCGAGCGATGGCCGTACCTACAAAGTCACCACCGCGCGCACAACGACCAATGGCAGCAACACCACCACCATTGCCGCGCTGGATGCCGGCAGCCTCGGTAATGCCGACGCCGGGCTGGCGCTGAATCCGGTGCAGCCGATTACCGGCGTCGTCGGCAACAGTTTCGTGGTGCTGGCGCCGGGCCTCAGCGGCGGTGTGGCGCGGGAAAGTCTGGAATCGCTGCGCTCGCGGGTGATTCGTTCCTACCGTGTCATTCCCCATGGCGGTTCGGCCAGTGACTACGAGACGTGGGCGCTGGAAGTGCCGGGCGTGACCCGCGCCTGGTGCCGTGGCGGCCTGCTCGGGCCGGGCACGGTGACGGTGTTCATCATGCGTGACGAAGACCCGCAACCGGTGCCCAACGATGAGCAGTTGGCAGAGGTTCAGGACTACATCGAACCGCTGCGTCCGGTGACCGCGGAAGTGCACGTGCAGCGGCCGATTCAGGTGCCGGTGGTGTATCGCTTCAAGAGCGTCAATCCGGACACCACCGCCGTGCGCGCCGCCGTTGAAGCGCAGTTGCGCGACCTGCACAACCGCGAGGCCGATCTGGGTGTGCCACTGTTGATCAGCCATATCCGCGAAGCCATCAGCAGCGCCGGTGGTGAGTACGATCACACGCTGACCGCACCGGCCGCTGACGTAGCGGCCGGTCAGAGCGAACTGCTCACCTTCGGAGGTTGCGTATGGGGGGCATAAGAACCGCCGCGCAATACCAGGCGCAGCTGCGTGCGCTGCTCCCCAGCGGTCCGGCGTGGGATCCGGAGCGCGTCCCGGAACTTGAGGAAGTGCTGCAAGGCGTCGCCGTCGAACTGGCACGCCTCGACGCCCGCGCAGCCGACCTGCTCAACGAAATGGACCCGGCTGGCGTCAGCGAACTGGTGCCGGACTGGGAGCGGGTGATGGAGCTGCCCGACCCGTGTCTGGGCGCCACCCCGCTGTTCGACGACCGCCGCCTCGCCGTACGCCGCCGATTGCTGGCGGTCGGCAGCCAGGCCGTCGGTTACTACCTCGACATCGCCAAAAGCCAAGGCTACCCCAACGCCACCATCACCGAACTCGAAGCCCCACGCATGGGCCGCTCGCGTTTCGGCGCGGCGCACTGGGGCACCTGGGAAGCGCAGTTCATGTGGACCCTCAACACCGGCGGCCGCCTGCTGCTCGGACGGCGTTACGGCGCGAGCTACTGGGGCGAGCGCTTCGGCGTCAATCCGGGCTCGGCGCTGGAATGCCTGATCCACCGCAGTGCGCCGGCGCATACCAAGGTGCACATCAACTATGACTAGGGAGGAATGAGGGGATGGATTATCCGAAGAGTGTGCCCAGTTCAGGGCTGGTGAATGGCAAGTTTGTTGATGAGAATCCGTTGATGGGCACCCCGGGATCGTTGATTCCGGCGCGGTGGGGCAACAGCGTCACCGATGAAATCATCAACGCAATCACTGCTGCCGGACTCGTCCCCGACGAGAACGACAGTACGCAACTCAGAGCGGCGATTTCGGCAATTGTCGAAAAGAACAAAAGTGATTCTCTGGCAAGCAAAGTTGAAGCAGAGGCGGGTACAAGCAGCAGCCGTCTGATGACGCCGCAGCGGGTGTTTCAAGCAATCGAAAAGAAAGTCGTTCAAGCCACTGAAACGGTTTTTGGCTGGGCGCGGATCGCGACTCAAACCCAGGTCAACGCGGGGACTGATGACACCACCATCGTCACACCGAAAAAGCTCTGGTTTGGTGTTTCCTACAGCATTGGCGCGAACGGCTATATCGCTTTTCCCAGCTGGCTGGGGGGCTTCATGATCCAGTGGGTCCTGATCTACATCGCTGCCGATAAATCCTATGCTGCCCAACCTTGGCCGGTGGCTTTCAAGACTCAGTGTGCTGCTACATGGGCAAGTTACTCGCACAGCGGGAACGCACCCTTTTTCGATATCACCACTCCGCCCTTGGTGACCTACTTTGATCCGAGCCAGGTTCAAGTTTTGAGTAATTCTGGTGGCACCGGTTATGTCACCGTCCTGGGAGTGGGGAACTGAAATGAAACGTTTCTATAGCCGCACTACCGGCAACACCTATTTGTCGGGTTATCACACCAGCCTTCCGGACGATGCCGTTGAAATTGACGAGGCGCGTTATGAGGCGGTAATCGCAAACCCAGTAGCGGGTACTGAGCGATCCCATGACGATCAAGGTCTGCCGATCCTGGTCGAGCTGACAGCACTTTCTGATGAGCAAACATCGACCGAAGCCAAGGCGTGGCGCGATCAGGAATTCAACCGGATTGCCTGGTTGCGCGATCGCCACCGTGACGAAGTGGAGCTGATGAAGACCACCACTCTGTCCGACGCTGAATACCTGACGCTGCTGACTTACCTGCAGGCGCTGCGCAAATGGCCCCAGGCGAAGAAATTCCCCGCCAAACGCTCTCGACCGAAGAAGCCTGCATGGATGACTGCAGAGTGACCGAATGCTGCGTTGTCGGCATCGCCTATCAATGTTTCAGGTAAAGGAAAACCAGCTATGGATTATCCAAAAAGTGTCCCCAGCGTCGGCCTGGTCGATGGCCGCTTCGTCGATGAAAACCCGGTGGCGGGGACGCCGGGATCGTTGATTCCGGCGGTGTGGGGCAACAGCGTGACTCAGGAGATTCTGAGTGTGATTACCGGCGGCGGGTTGGTGGCTTCCGAGGCGGATACCGGGCAGTTGTACAAGGCGATCCAGTCGATTATCGGCAGCACAAGTCCGATGCGTTCGGTCATCACCCGACTGGCTGCGTCGAAAACGCTGACCGAGGCCGAACTCGGTCTGGTGCTGATCGACGGCAGCCCGGGCCCTGTGACCTTGCTGCTGCCACCGGCCAACGTCGCACTCGGTGTGCGCGACGTGATTGTTCGACGAGTGGACAACAGCGGCAATCGCCTGGTCATCCAGGCGTCCGGCACTGATCGCATCCGCTTTCATACGCATCTGGCGGCCAGTGGTTATCCCTTTTTCGTCTTGATGGGCGCCGGTGACTGGTGGCACCTGCGCAGTGATGGGGCGGGGAGTTGGTGGCCGGTCGGTCGTTTTGACAACACACCTTTGGGCCGACCGTTCTTCGAGACGACCCTGATGCTCAGCCCCGGGGGGTACGGTGCACTGAACGGCACCGTCATGAAACGCGCTGAATGGCCGTGGCTCTGGGATCACGCCCAGCAATCAGGAATGTTGGGTGCAGAGGCTTTACGCGTAGGCACCGAGGGGAAATGGACCACGGGTGACGGTGCGACGACCTTTCGTGGCCCTGAAGGACGAGGGGAATTCCTGCGGGTGCTGGACGAAGGTCGTGGTGTGGACTCAGGGCGCGTCATGGGCACCTTTCAACCCGGCTCGACACACTCGTATGCCCAAGGTGCCAATGGCGGAGGTGCCGTGGGTGCTTACTGGACGGATAGCCTGACCAACTTTGGTGCAGATACCCGTGAAGAACCCCAATACGTTTCGGGACTGGTCAATGGTGGCCCGATCTTTCCGGTCAATACCACGTACCAAAGGGACACTGCTGCAACGCTGCTTTACGCCTTCAAATCCCGCCCTCGCAACATCGCCTATCCCGGTCGCATCAAACTCATCTGAGGCACTGTATGTTCAATTATCTATTTGATGGCTCGGGCGCTCTGTCCGGGCCTGTCGAGTTCATTGTCACGCCGGGCATCGGCGTCCAGTTACCCGGTAATGCTGTGGAACTGGCGTACGAGTTGCCTGAGCCGGAAGCCGGTCGCAGCTGGGCGCTGATCAACGGTGTGCCCCGTGAAGTGATTGACCGGCGTGGTGTGGTTTATCGCAAGGACGGCGGCGCTCAACAGATCTGGACCGAGCTGGGTGAATTGCCTGACACCCTGACCGCGCAGCCGTGGCCAGGTGAGTTCCATGTCTGGCGCGACAACGCCTGGGTGCTGGATGAGCAGGCTCGCTTGTCGAGCGTGAGACAGCAATGTCTCGACAAGCGCGACGCACTGCTTCGCGACGCGGTCCTGCGCATCGCGCCTCTGCAATACGCCGAAGACATCGGCGATGCCAACCATGATGAGCAACTGCTGCTGATCGAATGGAAGCTCTACAGCGTCGAGTTGAACCGTATCGAAATGCAGGCTGGTTTCCCCGAGGAAATCAGCTGGCCTGTCGCACCCGTAGCCAACTGATTTCAGCACAGGGAGCAGTGCAATGGATTATCCAAAAAGTATTCCCGGTGTCGGGCTGGTCAACGGCGGCTTCGTCGATGAAAACCCGATCGCCGGTTCACCGGGATCGTTGATCCCTGCCGCGTGGGGCAACAGCGTTACGCAGGAAATTCTCAACGCGATCAAGGCTGCCGGGCTGACGCCTGATGAAGCAAAAACCGACCAATTGGCAACGGCCATCGGTGCGCTGGTCGACTTCACCAAACTGAAAAACACCCCGTCCACGCTGGCCGGTTACGGCATCACCGATGCGGTGGGGCGGTTGTTGGCGGTTCGGCAGATCGAGACGGTCGGGATCACGGTTTACAAGCCCAATCCCAGGGCCAAACGGATTCGCGTGCGGTTGGTGGGGGCGGGGGGATCTGGCGGTGGTTGTGCATCTGTCGCCACGAATAATCTACGCATCGGAGGTGGCGGCGGTTCGGGTGCCTATGCGGAAAGCCTGTATGACGTGACGCCTCAAATGCTTGCCGGAGTGCCTGTTTCTTTGGGAGCCGGTGGCGCGGTGAGCGCGACTATGGGGCTGGCAGGCGGTGGGGCTTCTTTTGGCTCCTACATGAGTGTGGCAGGTGGCGCCGGTGCACAGGTCTTGAACATCGATACGTTGAACTCGACCTCAGGGTACGTTCAGGGCGGCACTGGAGGTCAGGATATCGCAGGCGGCAACCTTGCCAGCGCACGTGGCAACACCGGTGGCTACGCGATGTTCAACGGTAATTGGGGAATGCTCTCCGGTGGTGGCGCAGCTTGCCCGTTCGACGGTGGCGGTCCGTACAAGGGCGTAAACAGCCCTGGAGTCGCGGGCGTTCGAGGCTCAGGAGGCAGTGGATCTTGTTCGAATACTGCATCGGCAGCTGTTCTGAGCGGTGCCGGCGGCAACGCCTTCTGTGAAATCTGGGAGTACGAATAATGGCCCGTTATGCACGAGTGGAAAACGGTGTCACGGTCGAACTGATCGATACCGGGGACTATTCGATCACCCAACTGTTTGCCCCCGCTTTCGTCGAGTCAATGGTGCAAGTGCCGGAGGGCATGCAGATCGAAATCGGCGCGCCCATCAGTGAACTGCGCCAAGAGATTGCGCCGTTGCCTGTGACGATCAGTCCGGTCGTTACCCCTGAAATCGTCCCCGATGAGCAAGAGCCTCTGGCGGCCGCGCGCACCTGGCGTCAGTCCAGCCTGTTGGCCACCGAATGGTGGGTGACGCGGCACCGCGATGAGCAGGAATTGGGGCGCGGGACGACGCTCAAGGCTGCGCAGTATCTGGCGTTGCTGGAGTACCGCCAGGCGCTGCGCGACTGGCCTGATTCAAGTCAGTTTCCTTCGACAGCTTCCCGGCCTTTGGTCCCGGTGTGGTTTGCCGCAGCAGTCAGCTGAAACCCGCGCCCAAATTTTTCAAATTAAGGAGATAAGCCTTGGACTATCCCAAGAGTGTGCCCAGTGTCGGGCTGGTGAATGGCCAGTTTGTCGATGAGGATCCGGTCGCCGGTAAACCCGGTTCGTTGATCCCGGCGACCTGGGGCAATGGCGTTACGCAGGAAATTCTCAACGTCGTGCAAGCGGCAGGAATGACGCCGAATGAAGCGTCCAATAATCAATTGCTCGCTGCCCTGCGTAGCCCGACGCTGTTCACGACAGCTCCGCAGTTTGATAGCGGGCGCTCGGCGGCAACGTCCGAATTTGTACAGCGGGCCTTGGGCAGTTATACGAGTGCCCGCGGGATATCCGCAGCGACTCAGTTGACGCTGGCCGATGTCGGGGGCTCGATTGGTCTGGGCGGCACAGTGGCCTACACCGTGACGCTCCCGGATGCCACCTCGGCGCCGAATGGCGCCACCATCAGCCTGCATTGCCGCAACGCAGGTTCGGTCACAGTGGCCAGCAAAACCGGCGCACAGATCAGCCCTCAAGGGGCTTATGTGGGGGCGATCGTGATGAACGCCGGCGAGAGTGCGAACTTCGTCAGAGAGTCTGGCGTTTGGGTGGTTTATGGCACGGCTGCGTTGAAGTACTCAGCTTCGTATGGAGCGCAATTCAATCCAGCCACTCAGTTCGGTTATCAAAAGTTCCCCAGTGGTTTGATTGTGCAATGGCTGATCGGAGCGACTGACGCCAACTCGACCATGAGTCTTTCACTACCTATCAGATTTCCAGTCGCACTTTTGGGGGGCATAGCCAATGAGGCCTATCCCGGCGCTTGGGTTGCCAGTACCGGAACGATCTGGGGTTTTGATACATCCGCATCTTCCACCACCGTAGCAGTCGCGCGAGTCAGAGTGGCGGATGGAACGACGGTAAGGATTGGCTCAGGTGTTTCTGGCCGCATATTGGTCTGGGGGTATTAACCATGGCTATTTACTTTTACGCAAAAACGCTTGGTTTTGATTGGGTTGAATACCCCTCTTCGGAGTTGCCCGAGGGCGCTGTGGAAATCACTCAGGCTCAATACCTGGAATTGTTCGCCGGCCAGGCGAGCGGTAAATCGATTAGTGCCAGCGCCAGCGGTCAACCTGTGCTCACCGACCCGGTTGTGTCTGCGCAAGTTCTGTCGGGGAATGAGCGCGCATGGCGCAATCAGGTCCTGCAAGACACCCAATGGCTGGTATTGCGCGATGCCGAAGAGTTGGAAGTCGGCGAGGGCACAACCCTGCGCAGCGAAGAGTTCAAACAACTGCTGGCCTATCGGCAAGCGCTGCGCGACTGGCCCAACAACCCAGACTTTCCGGAGGCGCGTTCACGCCCGGTCGAACCTGACTGGCTGGAAGGTTTGCTGCGGGCAAACGGCTGATCGGTTCGCTCGTCAACCGAGGATAAATAAACATGGATTACCCAAAAAGTGTCCCGGGCTCAGGCCTGGTCGATGGCAAGTTCGTCGATGAAGATGCCATCGCTGGAACACCGGGATCGTTGATTCCGGCGAGCTGGGGCAACAGTGTTACTCAGGAAATTCTCGGCGCGATTACGGCAGCGGGTCTGAAACCTGATGAAAAGCAGACTGATCAGTTAGCGCAGGCGATCCGGCAATTGTCCAAGCCCGATCCGTTGCAGCAATTTCCGGTGCAGGTGTATCGCCGGAATTTGCTCATTAACGGCGATTTTCGAATCTGGCAACGTGGGGCGAGCAATCAGGCACCCAATATCGGTGGTTATGTGGCGGACCGTTTTCGTTGCGACTGGAACGGCAACGCCGGGGTAAGTATCACTCGCCAGACGTTTCCACTCGGCCAAGGGGAGGTTCCTGGTGAACCTGCCTGCTTCTTGCGCTGGCAACAAACTGCGGCAGGCGCAGGAGCAACGACTCACAGGATTTCACAAAGTATCGAATCGGTCAGAACACTCGCCGGAAGGACTGCGACGTTGACTTTCTGGGCGCGATCCGATGCCGCGCGGCCATTGCAAGTCGCCATCGCCCAACAATTCGGTATGGGAGGGTCGGCCGCTGTTGTAAAGGTTGTTGACGTCTTTCAACTGAGTACAACGTGGAGCCGACACACAGCAACGTTTCAGGTGCCTGCCATTTCCGGAAAAATGCAAGGCGCCAGCGATTGCCTGACATTGTCTTTCGACCTGCCTTTGAATGTTTTGCAGACGGTCGATCTGACCCTTATGCAACTGGAGGAGGGACCCGTTTCCACGCCTTTCGAAGTTCGACCACTCGCCGAAGAACTGATGCTGTGTCAGCGCTACTACGAAAAGTCTTTTGCGAGCGGACTACCGGTCAAGGCAAACAATGGGACCAACACCTGTATTTCGACATTCACTCAAGTACCGTCAGGCAACATGGGGCAATACGGTATGACCATCGGTTTTCTGGTGCAGAAAAGGGTTCAGCCCACCGTGACCGCGTATTGTCCGGCCGACAGCAGCAATCAAGTCTGGAATCAAACAATCAGCAAGACGTGCACTGGCACTACATTGCAAGGTGTAACGGATCGCAGTATTTCATTTGCAACTGTCACGCCTGTAGGAAGTGCTCCTGGGCAAACTTTGCAACTGGAGTGGACAGCAGACGCGGAAATCTAGGAGAGAGTTCATGACCTATCAATTGACCGCTTGCGGTGTAGTGCGCACGGAGGATTCAGCATTCATCCCACCTGATCCAAGCAATCGCGACTGGCTTGAATATCAGGAGTGGCTTTTATCGGGCGGTCAAGTGCAGTCCCCCGAGGGGGCACTTGGAGACGTCGTAGAGCAGAGCACCCTGAAAACTCTGGCAAAAAAATGGCTGGGGACCGTTGTCCGCCAACCATGATTCAATCGGAGCAATATCCAGGGAGGATCAAGCATTATGCAAATCACTGAAAGCAATCTTATCGACATCATGCCCAACGCCCGCTCCCAAGCGGGCGTTTTTGTTTCTGCACTCAACAGCGCGATGGCGCGCCGTCATATCGACTCGCCCAAACGGGTCGCTGCGTTTCTCGCGCAAATCGGCCACGAGTCGGGCCAGTTGCAATACGTGCGTGAACTGGGCAATAACCAGTACCTGAGTAAATACGACACCGGTACTTTGGCTTTACGTCTGGGCAATACGCCGGAGGCTGACGGCGACGGGCAAAAATATCGTGGTCGCGGGCTGATCCAGATCACCGGTCGCAGCAACTATCGCCAGTGCAGCCTTGGTCTGTTCGGCGATGAACGCCTGCTGTCCTTGCCGGAGTTGCTGGAACAGCCGCAATGGGCGGCTGAGTCTGCTGCGTGGTTCTGGGAGCAGAACGGTTTGAACGAACTGGCTGATCGCGACCAGTTCAACAGCATCACCCGCCGAATCAACGGCGGGTTGAATGGCCTGCAGGATCGCCTCGACATCTGGGCACGGGCGAGGGCGGTGCTATGCCAGCCCTGAACGTCTGGCGGCTGATCGGTCTTTTGCTGCTGGCCGGTGGCTCGGCCGCGCTGGCCTGGCAGTTTCAGGACTGGCGCTATGGCCGCCAACTGGCCGAGCAGGCGCGACAGCAGGCCGACACCCTCAATCAACTGACCTCGGCCGCTGCCACCGCGCAGCAGGCCGAGCAAGACAAGCGTCTGGCCCTCGAGCAACGCCTCGCGGCCAGTGAACAAACCCACTACCGAGCGCTGAACGATGCCCAACGTGATCAGGATCGCCTGCGCGATCGTCTTGCCACTGCTGATCTGCGCCTGTCAGTCCTCATCGACGCAGGCGACGCTGCCCAGGGCTGCGGGCTGCCAACCACCGCCGGCACCGGCGGCGTGGATCATGCAACCGTACGCGCCCGACTTGACCCGGCGCATGCTCAACGAATTATCGCCATCACCGACACCGGCGACCGCGGACTGATCGCCCTGCAGGCGTGTCAGGCCTATGTCAGAGCGCTGGTACCCGAACATTTTGAATGAGTCTGTGTATTGAAAGCGCAACCGGCTCGTGTACGGTGATAGTCATTCCACCCGATCCGGAGCGCACCGTGAAAGAGATCACTCAACTGGCTGCCGAGCTTGGCCGACGTCTGCAATTGCTCAACGCCCACGTCACCACGGCCGAATCCTGCACCGGTGGCGGGATTGCCGAAGCGATCACGCGGATTCCGGGGAGCTCGGCGTGGTTCGAGGCCGGTTACGTGACGTACTCCAACCGGCAGAAAACCCAGCAACTGAATGTCCCCGCCGAACTGTTCGGCACGGTGGGGGCGGTCAGTCGCGAGGTGGTCGAGTCGATGGTGCGTGGCGCGCAGAAAAACAGCCTGGCACGGTTTGCCGTGGCGGTCAGCGGCGTGGCCGGGCCCGACGGCGGTACACCGAACAAACCGGTGGGCACGGTGTGGCTGGCCTGGGGTGTGGGCGACGCGGTTTCCAGCGAGGTCCAGCACTTCCCCGGTAACCGCGACGAAGTCCGCCGACAAACGGTGAAGGCCGCGCTAGAGGGGCTTCTGCGACTAGCGGCACGAGAAATCGAAAATCAGGGGTAGGCGATCCGCGAACGCTGTGGAATAATACTGTCTACTTATACAGGTGT